CTTGGTATAACTAAGGGCGTAAGTATAGCTATAATTTTACTCTTTACTACGGCGTTCTCAGGCTTTTTTAGCATCCAAAAAGGCTATTTAATAGATTTCTCATTGACTTTCATATCACAATGCATAACTGGAGCTGTTGCCTTCTATATAAACTTTAGAAAGCAGTTTAAATTGCGTCAACAAATTAAAAAACAGTTTGAACATTATCTTGATCCAAGACAAGTTAAGCAATTACAAAAAAATCCAGACTTATTAAAACTTGGTGGTGAAAAAAGAATTTGCACATTTTTGTTTACAGATGTCAGAGGCTTTACAAGTTTGTCAGAAAAATTAGAACCAGAAGAAGTTACCGAAATTATGAACAAGGTATTAACCGTTCAGGTAACTTGCATACAAGCACATGGGGGAATGGTAGATAAATTTATAGGGGACGCATGTATGGCCATCTTTAATGCTCCTTTAGATTTAGATGAACATGAAAAACGTGCTGTTGCTTGCGCTCAAGATATGCGTACGGCAATTCGTATGTTACAAAAAGAATTATCTGAGCCAGTAGCAATAGGTATAGGCGTAAATACAGGAGAAGCTATAATTGGAAACATGGGTTCAGATACAAGGTTTGACTATTCAGCTATAGGTGATGCGGTTAATACTGCAGCAAGGCTTGAGTCAGCTACCAAGGAAGCAGGTGTTGATTTACTAATTGGAGAGTCTACTCGCAAACAAGTTCCTGAAGCTACGTTCTGTAAGAAAATGTATGTAAAAGGAAAGAAAAAAGCTTTGAAAGTGTATACTATTTAAGATGAGTAAAATATTCATAGGAATAATATTGGTAATGGGTTTAACAACTTATTTACTATGGAATGAAAATAGTAAGTTATCCGCTCTTAATCAAGCATTTGAGTTAAGAGATCAAGAGCAAAAGCTAGCAATAGAATCATTACAGAATGATTTTACTTTGCAAACAGAAGGCTTGCTAGCCATACAATCACGCAACCAAGAAATAGAACAAGAGATGTCAAGATACCTTGACATGTTTAAAAGGCACAATCTAACTAAGTTAGCAGCAGCTAAACCAGGTTTAATAGAACCTAGAGTAAATAAAGGAACTAAAGATGTATTTGATAGCATTGAAGAAGATAGTCGTAACATTGACAGTCTTGATGATGGCTTGCAGTTGCAGCCTAATACCAAGTAAGCAACAGGTCGAAGTTATATCTAAGCCTATAGAGAGAACTATAGTTCAACCTATAATGCCTAGACAAATAGATTTAAAAGATCCTTACTGGTATGTAGTCTCTGATAAAAACATTGAAGAATTCTTAACTAAGGTTGAGAAAGACCAAGGTCAAGTGGTATTCTTAGCTATGTCTGTGCCTGATTACGAACTAATGGCATATAATATGCAAGAATTAAAAAGGTATATAAATGAACTTAAAGAAGTTGTTGTTTACTATAAAAAAGTTACTACACATACAGAGGATTAAAGATATGAATATATCACAAGAAGGATTGGGATTAATTAAAAAATTTGAAGGTTGCGAGTACAACGCATATAAGTGTGCAGCAGGAGTATTAACAATAGGATACGGCCATACTGAAGGTGTTAAAGAGGATGACTTAGTAACACAACAAGAAGCAGACAAATTACTAGAAAAAGATATAAAAATTTTTGAAGAAATAGTTTTAGATGCCGTAGAAATGCCATTAAGCCAACATCAGTTTGATGCTTTAGTTTCTTGGACGTTTAACTTAGGTGGTGGAAACTTAAACTCATCAACTATGCTTAAGGTATTAAATACAGGCGATTACGAAAACGCACCAACACAAATTAAAAGATGGAACAAAGCAGGTGGTAAAGTTTTAGAAGGTCTGATTAGACGTAGAGAAGCAGAAGCCTTACTTTTTGAAGGTAAAGATTGGGAGCATGTGTAAAAAATGGCTCTTAGCAAGATTCTATTTAAGCCAGGTATCAACAGAGAGGGTACTGAATACGACAATACAGGCGGTTGGTTTGACGTAAATCTTGTACGTTTTAGAAAAGGTAGACCAGAAAAATTTGGTGGATGGTCAAAAGATAGTTCAAATACTTATCTAGGAACTGCTAGAGCTTTACATGCTTGGACTTCTTTAGGAGGATCTAAGTATTTAGGTTTAGGAACTACTTTTAAATATTATATAAAAGAAGGAGACAGTTACTCAGATGTTACCCCCATACGAAAGACTACAACTAATGGCGTTGTTTTTTCTGCTACTAATGGCAGCAGTATTATAACTGCAACTGATAATGGTCATGGAGCTGTTACAAACGACTTTGTTACCTTTACAGACGCTGTAAGTCTAGGCGGATTAATAACGGCAGAAGTTTTAAACCAAGAATACCAAATAACATCTGTTACTACCAATACCTATACTGTTTTAGCTAAAGATACTTCTGGAGATGCTGTTGTAGCAAATGGTTCTGATACTGGAAATGGAGGCTCTGGAGTAGATGGGATTTACCAAATTAATGTAGGCTTAGATGTTTATATTACTGGTACTGGTTGGAGTTCTGGTACTTGGGGTGAAGGAACCTTTGGATCTACTACAGCTTTATCTGCTACTAACCAGCTAAGACTTTGGACGCATGATCACTTTGGCGAAAACCTTATAATAAATCCTAGAGCTGGCGGTATATATAGATGGGTAGAAAATAATGGCCTTACAACAAGAGCTGTAAATCTTTCTGGTGTATCAGGAGCTAATTTAGTCCCAACAGTAGGTCTACAAGTTATTACCTCCGAAAAAGATAGACATTTAATAGTATTGGGTGCTGATCCTATATCAGATGGTGCAAGAACTGGTGTTATAGATCCTATGCTTATAGCCTTTAGTGACCAAGAAAATGATTTAGAGTTCCAGCCATTAATTACTAATACTGCTGGAGACTTAAGATTATCATCTGGTTCCTCTATTATTGGTGCTACTAAATCTAGACAAGAAATACTTATATGGACTGATACTGCTTTATACAGTATGCAGTTTGTTGGGCCACCTTTTACTTTTGCAGTTAACCTTATTAATGAAGGTGCTGGACTTATAGGCCCAAAAGCTGTTATTACTTCAGCTCAATCTATCTACTGGATGTCCTCAACAAATTTTTACGCATATACAGGTAGCGTGCAAAAGATTCCTTGTAGCGTTCATAATTACGTATACGGCGATATAAATCTAAGCCAATCATTTAAAATACATGCTTTTACAATTACTGAAAAGTCTGAAGTAGGTTGGTTCTATTGCTCAGGAAGTGCAACAGAAATAGATAGATATGTTATTTATAACTATGAAGATAATGTTTGGTATTACGGCCAATTAGAAAGACATGCTTGGCTTGATAGCGGTATTGAAGACTATCCTAGAGCTACCTATAACGGTTATTTGTTTGAGCAAGAAGATGGTTTTAACGATGATGGCAGTCCTATGACTGACGTATTTATAGAAAGCTCAGACTTTGAAGTAGGAGAAGGACAACAGTTTGCTTATATACAAAGAATGTTCCCAGACTTAAAGTTCTTATCTAATTCAGATTCAGGAAAAGTAAATCTTGTTATAAAAACAAGAGACAATCCTGGAGAATCTTTATCAACTAGTTCTACATCATCTGTAGGATCTTCAACTGGTCAAGTTAATTTAAGAGCAAGAAGTCGTCAAGCTGTATTCCGAGTAGAATCTGATGACGACTCAGATGGTAATGATAACGTCGGTTGGAGATTAGGAGCTACTAGGTTAGATATTAAACCAGACGGCAGGAGATAATGGCTAAGTTATTAGAAACTAGCCTTCCGCTTGCTCAGGGAGAGCTGTCTCCTGAAATTTTTAATAGATTAGTTAGGATTCTTGAGTTAAACTTAGGACAGTTCGACCCAAATCGGACGCCGCAGTTCAACGAAACAGAGATTGCGCAATTAAACTTTTTAGAAGGTGATGTGATCTGGAATACCTCTCAAGGAGTATTGCAAGTTTATATAGGAAACAGTTGGACTCAACTGCACACTCCAAATACACCTAATAATGGTTTTAAAGCTACAGCTTTTTTAGGTGCTGTTTCTGTTATAACAAAAGGCGATATAGCAGTAAATATAACAGTAACTTAAATTTTAGGATATTTTTATATGTTGGCAAAACAGAATATACAAGAAGAATCATACAAGCTAAAAAACTTATTGCTTGGATTTCCTTCTGACTGGTTTGTTAATAAAGATACTTTAAAAAAAGCTAAAGCATCTATACCCAACATAGTAGATTTTTATAAAAGCCAAGGTCTTGGTAATCCAAGTGACCTGCCATTACAAGGTATTATAGAAGAACCATTAAAAGATGTTTACACGGTTCCTTTGTTTTCAGATAAATTTTGTAAAATACTTTTAGATGAAATAGATAACATGCAAAAAGAATTTGCATTTTCACCAAACATGGATGAAGACGAGTTAAGACAAATACCAGAGATTGTTCTTAGCGAAAAATGTCCA